CAAGAAGAGATTGATTATTTTGAAATTAGAATTGACAACAAAACTAATCGTATTGTTTATCCTGTAAAAGATATTAATGGGAAATTAATAAACATTAAGGGCAGGACACGTTTTCCCAATTATAAACTTTTTAATATTGCTAAATATATCAATTATTTTAAAGTTGGCTGTTTAGATTATTTTCAGTGTCTGGACAAGACAAAAGAGTTTGTTTACGAGAAAAATGAAATTATTATTTTTGAATCAATCAAAAGTGTAATGAAGTGTTTCGGCTGGGGGTATAAAAACTGTGCATCTGCAGAAAACCATACAATGTCTGATGAGCAAATCAGATTATTGATTAGATTAAGAGTAGATGTTGTATTGGCATACGATAAAGACGTTGACTATTTTTCAAAAGAAGTTTGGAAGCAAATTGAAAAACTGAAAAAATTTACAAATGTTTATATCATTGAAGATAAAGGTAATTTATTGGGGAGTAAAGATGAAAAGAACTCTCCTGCAGATCTTGGGGAAGATGTGTGGGAAAAATTATATGAAAAGAAGCGAAGGATTATATGAGCAGATATAAAAATAAATTAGACGAAATGACATGGAGCTTTAGTAGAGTTCATTCATATGAAACTTGCCCATATCAATTCTATCTGAACTATGTTGCCAAAAATAAGTACGGCATCAGTAATTTCTACGCTGAATTAGGGCATTTCATGCATGAAGTGTTAGAGAAGGTGTTACGAAAAGAGTTGAAGTTAGAAGATGCTGCGACATATTTTGTAAACAACTTGGATGCTAATATTTCTAATTTTGTAAAACAATCAACAATGGATAGATCAATTGACGCCTGTATTGACTATCTGGCTGAAACAGATTTAGAAATGTTAGATGGTTTTGAAATAGTAGGGGTTGAACTTAAATGTCGTTACAGCCTTCAAGAAGAGATAGATTATATTGGGTTCATTGACTTATTAATTAAGCATAAAGAAGAAGGATATTATGTGATTGTCGATCATAAATCGTCTGGATATCCACTTAAAAAGAATGGCGAAGTATTAAAAAACGAAGAAGAGAATTTTAAATCATATAAAAGACAAATTTATCTTTATAGTAAATACGTTTTTGAAAAATATGGCGAATATCCAAAAGAATTATGGTGGAATCATTTTAAGGTAAATAAAGTAGTAAAAATTCCATTTGACTTAGATGAATATCATGAAGCCCAGAATTGGTTTATGGAAACGATTGCAAATATTTATAAAGATGAAGACTTTTTGCCTAATATGAGTTATATGCAATGCAACGTGTTATGTGACTTCAGAGAGGAGTGTGAATATCAGTTATATGGTAATGATTAATCAAGAAATGGTCGGCAAAACTTATACACCATATCATGTTCACACAGACCTCTCTACCGGGGTCACTAATGTAGATAGTGTAACTAAATATAAAGATTACATTGCAAGAGCAAAAGAATTAGGCATGAAGGCATTTGCTTTTTCAGAACACGGATCTGTATTCGAGTGGCTCCATAAAAAAGAAGCAATCGAGGAAGCTGGAATGAAATACATCCATGCTGCTGAGGTATATCTTACAGAAACATATGAAGAAAAAATTAGAGATAATTACCATTGTGTTCTTATTGCAAAAAACTTTGATGGCTTCAAAGAAATTAATAAGTTAATTTCAAAATCTTTCTTAAAAGAACATTATTATTATTCTCCAAGAATTTTAATCGATGATGTTATTAATACATCTGAAAATGTAATTATTACATCTGCGTGTCTCGGCGGTGTTTTTGGAAAAGGTACAAGCAGTGCAAAAGAAAAAATGCTTTGTTTTGCAATTGCGAATAAAGATAGATTTTTCTTAGAAGTACAGCATCACAACATTGATAAACAAAAAGAATATAATAAACTTCTGTATCAGATCAGCAAAGAATATGGAATTAGATTAATTGCTGGCACTGATACACATTCTTTAGATGATAAACATGCAAGAGGCAGGGTAATTTTACAGAAAGCAACTGATACATTTTTCTCTGATGAAGAGGGTTGGGATTTAACTTTTAAAAGTTATGATGAGCTTGTTGAAGCATATTATAAACAAAATGTATTACCAGAAGATGTATTTATGAAAGCCATTGAAAACACAAATGTTATGGCAGATATGGTAGAAGAATTTACATTGGACAGAAGCACGAAATATCCGAAAATTTATGAAAATTCAAAAGAGATATTTGAGCAAAAAGTCAGAGAAGCTTGTAAAAATCATAAATACATTCAACAGCGTTATACACAGGAAGAAATTGATAAGTTCATTAAAGAAGAGCTTGAAGTATATGAAAAAACAGAGTCTATCGACTTTATGCTTCTTGAAAACCATAAAAAAGAATGGGAAACAGAGAATGGTATCCAGAGAGGTTATGGTAGAGGTTCTGTATCTGGTAGCATGATTGCTTATGCGCTTGGTATTACAGAAATGGATTCCAAAAAATTTGGTCTTAACTTTTTCCGCTTCCAGAATCCAGACCGTGTTACTAACTGTGATATTGATGTGGATTATAGTGAAAAAGATAGGGAAAAGGTAAAAACATTTATTCTTAGAGATCATATGAATCTGGATAATCTTCGTTCTTGCGACATTATCACATTTAACACAATTGCGCTCAAAGGTTCTATCAAATATGTTGGTAAAGCCCTTGATTATCCAATTGAAATTACACAGGCACTATCAAATGGTGTGTATCTTGATGAAGAGGGTAAAGAAACAGTTGCACCTGAAATTAGAAAAGCATATCCCGATATTTTTGAGTATGTAGACATTGTAAAAGGCACAGTTATTTCTATTGGCACTCATGCAAGCGGCGTTGTAGTAAGTGACCTTGAAATTGACGAAATGTTTGGTACATGCAGTGTAAAAGATTCTGAATATCCAGTCTCAATGATTAACATGAAAGAACTCGATGCTCTGATGTATGTTAAATTAGATATCCTTGGTCTTGATAACATCGGTGTAATTAATGAAACATGTAGAATTCTTGGAATTGATCGTTTAAACCCAGATAATACTGACCTGAATGACGAAAATGTTTGGAAAAGTATCAGGGAAGATACGACGCTCATTTTTCAATGGGAATCAGAGTCAGCACAATCTTATTTAAAAAGATTTATGTCTGATAAAACAATTCAAAAAGTAAAGAAACGAAATGAAGATTTTTCCTATATCAAATGGTTTTCATTTGGTAATGGTCTACTGAGACCTGCGTGTGCCAGCTACAGAGATTCCGTTGCGAGTGGTGAGTTTTATCAGAATGGTTTAAAAGAGCTCGATGATTTTCTTGCCCCAACTATGGGACATGTAACTATGCAGGAAGATATTATGCAATTTCTTGTAAGATTTTGTGAATACACTCAAGCAGAATCCGATACAGTACGTCGAGGTATTGCAAAAAAATATGGTACTGAAAAGTTTCTACCTGAAATTGAAGAGCGATTTACGAGTCATGCGACAGACGCATATGAATTAAAAACTGATGAATGTTCTGAAATTATCAAGCCGTTTTTGCAGGTAATTTTAGATGCATCAAAATATTCTTTTTCTTGGAATCACTCTGATGCATATAGCTGTGTAGGATATATTTGTGGATATTTAAGATATTATTATCCATTAGAATTTATTACTGCAGCGATGAATGTATTTAGATCAAAGGTAGAAAAAATCGGGAATATCGTTAAATATTCAAAAAAATCAAATGTTGAATTAATGCCTATTCGATTCAGATATTCAAAATCAGATTATATGTTTGATAAAGATAACAACACAATTTATAAAGGCGTATTTTCTGTAAAAAGTGTAAACGAACAAGTATCTGATGATTTATATGCTCTTCGTGATATGAAATTTGATAACTTTATGGAATTAATTACATATTGCAAAATGAATTTTCCCATTAAATTTAATCAGATTGAGGCATTAATTAAACTTGAGTATTTTAAAGAGTTTGGAGAAATTCCATATCTTTTAACATGTTTAAATGTTTTTAAAGTATACCACAAAAGATCTACATTAAAAAAAGAAGAAGTTCGGGATCTTGGTATCTCTTATGATGAAATCAAAAAGTTTTGCGGAAAAGAAACAGCGAAACAGTATTCACAAGTTGATATGAGTTGTTTTATGAATTTGGTTGTCCAAAAGCAATATACACACAGAGAAGTGACCATCGGTGAGATTTTATCTTATCAAGATAAATATCTTGGATATATTGATTTTGCTGATTCCAAATATTCCAAATTCGTTCTTATCGAGAAAGTTGATACAAAATTTTCCCCTAAATTAACTGCGTATACATTATCTAAAGGTAAGAGGATTCCTTTAAAAATCAGTAAAACACAATTTAGAAAAAACCAGGTAAACGAGGGTGATGTTGTTCAGATTCTGAATTGGGAAAAGAATGTAAGACGAGTAAAAGATAGTAATGGAGAATGGTCTGCTATTCCGAATGAGTATGACTGGTGGCTTACAAACTACCGGATTGTTGATAACATCAAAAAATATGATTCAAAAGAAGAGGAGGTGTAATGGTGAATAAATACGTGATCACAGATGGTATTAGATATATTGCAAAAAATAAAGCTGGTTCCTATGTTCCTGAACATGATGCAAGCAAAGCTTTAATTCTTTCTAAAGGTGATGCAGAAAAGATTTATTATAATAATTTAGCAAAACCCCTGAGAAAAGTTTTTAGATTGTCAAAAGACGCAGTTCCAACAATAAAATCTTCAGAAAGTACAAAAATTGAAGATACAGCGATTGAAGACAAAAAGGTTATCGAATGTAAGCCAGATATAAAAACAACAGATGCAATCATTAAGCAGGATGCGAGTAAAAAAGAAATAAAATACACCAAGCATTATGATACAAAATGCGGGCTTGATGATGAATTAACAACACAGATTGTTCAGGTAGTAGAGATATTTAAGAGTGCTGCAACAAAAAAAGCTGATCTACAATCAAAATTAGATAAAGTAGAAAAAGAAATTGTTGATATCAACCATTACATTGAATTCAAATCTTTGAATGCATGTGATGGATATAATGCCTACAGAATGTTGCGGGACAGATTAACAAAACGAAGAAAATTAAAAAATGAATTAAAGGTTGCAGAAATTCTTGCAAAAGGAATTTTCACAACTTCCGATATTACAGATATTGAGAAAGTTATTAGTTCTTTCGATAAAAATCAATATCGTCCTAGAGTTCTCAGTGATTTATTTGAATAAGGAGGATTATCATGAGGGAAGTTTATAAAGTTAAAAAAGGTGACATTGTTCGACTGGTAAAAGCAAATACATTTGATTATGTGGAACATCCTTATATTGCACATTTTATCAATAAAAATTTTGAAGTCGTTGATGTAAATAAATATAGAATTACTGTGCTAAGAGATAACACAAAAATCGAATGTTATGCCGAATATTTTTATGATTATTTTAAAGTAGTAAAACCTGCAAAAGTAAAAGAAGAAACCGAAACAAATAAAAAGCAAACCAAAGTATCCAACGAGAAACCCGTTGAAAAGAAAACAGAAAATAAAAAATGGACTGATTGGACAACAATTAAAATTTTCGGTGAGGATTATGCATATAAAACTGATGGTAAAACAGTTATTCTGCGTAATGGTGGTTGTAAGGGTGTAAGCAAATGCCATGATGAGGATGAATTTAATTTAACAAAAGGTCTTGAAATTGCATTTAATAGGCTGGTAGCTATGAGAACAGAAAAAGCCATTAATGATGCAAGGGCGGATCTTGATAAAAAAGTAAAAGTAAAGAAGAGAACTGTATGAGAAAAAACTTTACATGCTTAAATTGTTTTTCAGAATTTGATGATTGGGCGGAAGTCGTCGAGTCTCATGGCTTCGATACTCCGCCATATGAAACACAATAGGTTTGCCCATAGTGTCACGATAATAATATTGTTACAGCTGTATATTGTGATTTATGCTTACAGCCTATTCATGGCAAATACATTGTCACAGTTGATGGTGATACAATTTGTGACAACTGTTTTGTAAAAAGGGATGTGGAAGATCTAATATGAAAAATACATTGGTTGTAAATTTAGTTGGTGGACAAGGTTCTGGGAAATCTACAATGATGGCTCATTTATTTGCATAGTTAAAATGGAATAATATTGACTGTGAAATGTGCAGCGAATTTGCAAAGGAGCTTGTTTGGGAAAATCGACAAGAAACATTTAAAGATGAGCTTTATATCTTTGCAAAACAGAATCATAGATTATTTAGATGTAACGGAAAAGTAGATGTAATTATCACCGATAGACCTTTAATCATGTCTATTGCGTATAACCGGTACTATGGAGACCAAACGGATTATTTTTGGAATGCAGCATACGAAAGTATTGTTTATGAAACATTTAACAAATAGAAAAACCTCAACATTTTTTTGAATAGAGTAAAACCTTTTAATCCAAATGGAAGAAACGAAAATGAAGAGGATGCTAAAAAATTTGATGAATATTTTAAAGCCTCTCTTGAAGACCTTCGGCTTCCGTACCATGAATTTGATGGTGATTCCAACAGCGTTGAGGAAATAGGCGAGATGATTATTGGGTTAATAAAGAGAGGTGAAACAAATGATTCAGAACATTAATTCATTAGAAAATAATGCTAAGTACATTTATATTGGCAACAATAAATTTGTGAAAATCTAGTTTGATCGACAAATGGCTGAAAAACTCGCAAATGGCATTAAGGAGATTAAAGTTAATGCCGGATAAGGGGTTGATTGAATGAATAAAAAAATTATTTATTGTTTTATAGCCTTTACATTTGTATTAACTTATACAGTATATGGTTGGTCTAAAAGCAATAAAGAAAACCTAGAAGAAATAGATAGGTTAAGTGCTATGGTGGCGATTCAGCAAGAAAAAATTGATGAGTTGGAAAAAGAATTAAATATCACAACAGAAAAAAAGCCACAGAAAAAACATTTAGGTAAGTTTGAATTATCTTTTTATTCTAAGGAGCAGTTTCCAAATTCTCCGACTGCAACAGGTGTAATGCCAGTTGTTGGAAGAACAATTGCTGTTGATCCATCTGTGATTCCATAGGGGACAGCAGTTGAAATTGATGGATTTGGTATTAGATATGCCGAAGATACTGGCGGGGCGATTAAAGGCAATAAAATTGATGTATTTGTACAGACAACTGCAGAGGCTCGTCAGCTTGGCAGAAAATTTAATGTTGATGTATGGACAGTTGAATAACAGAAAGGAAGAGCAACAGTATGGGAAAGGTTTAGATTCATCCATTTACAACAAAAAAACCAATCACAATGATTGGATATATGGCTGGTGTGTGTTATGGAACAGATGTATCTGACGATGAAAAGAATTACAAAAGAGGTATTGATTGTCTAAAATCGCAGCATGGCAGAACATGGGAATTTCCAACAGTATAGATGACGATTGAAGGGTACTCTGCAAGAGTTATGAGAGAAATTTATACTCATATTGGTGGATCTCCTTCTCGTCTGCAAGCAAGTACAAGATATATTAATTACTCTGATTTTGACTATTTTACCCCTCCTTCTATTGAAGCTAATCCAGTAGCAAAAATTATTTATGATTCAACAATTATGAATAATATTATGGCTGGATTAAACGAACTAGAAGAAATGGGTATCCCTAAAGAAGATTCTGCTAATGCACTACCTCTTGGTATGGAATCTGTTATGGTCGGCAAATATAATTTTAGAACGCTGGCGGATATGTCACATCAAAGAAAATGTGTAAGAGCGTACCATGAATTCAGAGGATGGTTTAATGATTTAGAAAATTCTTTATCTGAATATTCTGAAGAGTGGGCATATCTTGTAAAAGAACATTTTATGCCTAAATGTGAACATCTGTTACATTGTCCAGAAAGATTTTCTTGTGGTAAATATCCTCCTAAAAATGTTGTTATGGAACTGATTGCACAGTGGAAAAAACAACAGGAGGCAAAATCAGAATGAAAAAATCATTAATTTTACTTGTCGGAAAATCTGGTTCCGGTAAAACGACAATCGCAGAATAGCTTGAAAAGAATTATGGACTAACAATGCTTGAATCATATACAACAAGGCAACCCAGGTACGAGGGTGAAAGAGGACATATTTTTGTTACAAAAGAGGAATTTGAAAAAATGCCTAACAAAGTGGCGCACACATTTTTTGATGGAAATGATTATTGGGCAACACAAGAACAATGTGATGAATCAGATGTCTATGTGATCGATCCTGATGGCATCAAAACATTTAAAAGAATTTATAATAGCCCAAGACCATACAAAATTGTTTATTTAAAAATAAGTCCGATTGTTAGATTTTGGCGAATGACAAAACGTGGTGATGGCGTAATGAAATCAATTAGACGTATTATGCATGACCATAAGAAATTTGGAAAATTTGAAAATGAGTTTGGCGTAAAAATTATTAAAAGAGACCCTGTTTGGAGCATTGCCAAACAAATTCATGAAATGAGGTCATTATGATGAAATATTCTACAGTTGTGTAGATTTCACATCCATATGGCGGATTAAAGGAAAACGAGGATATTGTGGCTGAGTTAATTATTGAACTCAGTCGCAAATTCCCGGAGTATTTATTTATCTCGCCAATCCACGCTTTTTCTTTCACATACAAAACAGAAAAGAAATATCAAGACGGTCTTGATAAATGTTTATGGTTGTTAGATCAGTGTGATGAAATGTGGGTTTTTGGCAAATATAGAGAAAGCATTGGATGTATGGCTGAAATCGAATATTGTAATGAGCATCATATTTATTATCAAGCAATCAATGACAATTGTTTAAAAATCATGGCAGAACCAAGAAAGTGCTGTGATTGTGGATTGATGGAAATAGATGAGCAATATGCAATTTGCAATAAAAGTTTTGTAAGTCAGATTTATGAAAAGGTTTGTGGTAAACATGGACAAGAATAAAAAATTATTGCTTGAGTTGATTTGTGATAGACAGATTGCATTATTATTACAAGACAGTACAAATTATGAATCTGCAAAATATAAGCAATTAGAGAAACTGAAAGTATATGTCAAAGATATTAAGGAGGGTGTTGCTATTGAAGGTAATTAAAAGAAACGGTACAGAAATGTAGTTTGATTCAAATAAGATTAAAATAGCGATTTTAAAAGCATTTGTTGATGTAGATGGTGAAGAAAGCCAGTATGCAAAAGACAAGGCGAGAGATATTGCTAATTATATCGCATCTTTAAATAAAACAATGTCTGTAGAAGAAATCCAAAATATCGTTGAAGAAAAACTGATGGCTAGCAATAGAAAAGATGTAGCCAGAGCATATGTTCGATACAGATAGATGAGAGATATGGCAAGATCCCAGTACGATGGTTTTATGCAAGCCATTAGGGAAAAGGTTGAAGCTTCAAATGTTCAAAATCAAAACGCCAATGTAGATGAACATTCTTTTGGTGGCAGAACCGGCGAGGCAACAGACACAATGATGAAAAAGTATGCTCTTGACTATTGTGTGTCAAAAATGGCTAGAGACAACCATCTGAATAATATTATTTACATTCATGATCTGAATTCTTATGCCGTAGGCATGCATAACTGCCTGTCAGTACCTTTAGATGATTTGCTGAAAAATGGGTTTAACACAAGACAGACTGATGTACGTCCTGCAAATTCTGTTAATACAGCATTTCAGCTTGTAGCAGTGTTATTCCAGTTGCAATCACTAATGCAGTTTGGCGGCGTGTCCGCTACCCATATTGACCATACAATGGTTCCTTATGTGAGAAAGAGTTTTTATAAACATCTAATGGATGGTTTTAAGTATATTGAGGGCGTAGCAGAGCCTAGAAAATATATGTATCAAGAAAACGCTGATGAATTTTGGACTCAATACACTGATATTGATGACAAGGATTTAAAAGCAGCGCATCCTAAAGCATACCAATACGCAATGGATATGACGACAAAAGAGACATATCAGGCAGTTGAAGGTATGTAGCATAACCTCAATACACTGCAGAGTAGATCTGGTAATCAGCTTCCATTTAGTTCTGTGAATTACGGCACGTGTACTCTACCAGAAGGCAGAATGGTAACAAAAGCGTTGTTAGAAGTATCAATCAATGGTATCGGCAAACTACATAGAACGTCTGTGTTCCCTTGTGGTATTTTCCAGTGTATGAAAGGCGTAAATAGAAAACCTGGCGATCCTAACTACGATTTGTTCCAATTGGCATTAAAATCTACAGCACAGAGACTGTATCCCAATTATGCCAATGTGGATTGGAGTAATAACGCAGGATACGATATTAATGACCCTAGAACATATTTTAGTACAATGGGTTGTCGTACAGCCAACCTGTTCGACATTAATGGCTTAGGTCAGCTTAAAGATGGTAGAGGCAACATCTGTCCTGTAACAATCATTATGCCTACATTGGCTATGATGGCAAAAGAACTGTACGAAGACCAGACTTACGATACACATGCTAATATTGTAGATATTTTCTTATACATTCTCGACCAAAAAATTCATGAGGCAAAAGATATGCTTATTGAACGATTTGAGTGGATTTGTAAACAGAATCCAAAATCTGCAAAATTCATGTATGAAAATAATCTAATGGCTGGTTATGTTCCAGAAGAAGGAATTAGAAGCGCTTTAAAACATGGCACCCTAGCTTTAGGTCAGTTAGGTCTTGCGGAAACACTGCAGATTCTAATTGGTTGTGACCATACAACAAAAGAAGGTATGGATTTGGCAAAACAGATTGAGCAGTTATTCAAAGATAGATGTGCTGAGTTCAAACAAGAATATCAACTGAATTTTGGTGTTTATTATTCTCCAGCAGAAAATCTTTGTCATACAGCAATGAGAAAATTCCAAGAACAATATGGCGTGATTGAAAAAGTATCTGATAAAGATTATTTTACAAACTCTATGCATATTCCTGTATGGCATAAAATGACACCATTTGAAAAGATTGATTTAGAAGCGCAGTTAACAGGATACTCTAGTGCTGGATGTATTACATATGTAGAACTTGAATCTTCAGTAAAACATAACATCGAGGCACTTGAAACACTTGTTAATTATGCAATGGATCAGGATATTCCTTATTTTGCAATTAATGTTCCCAATGATACATGTTTAGATTGTGGTTATTGCGATGAAATTAATGATGTTTGCCCCATGTGCGGAAGCAAAAGAATTCAGCGTTTACGTAGAGTAACTGGTTATTTAACAAATGATTACAAAACAGCATTTAATTATGGCAAACAACAAGAAGTTGAAATGAGAGAAAAGCATAGTGGGGTATCCGTATGAGAATTATAGATATTACAACATGCAGTGTTGCTGATGGTTTAGGGTTCCGTTTGGTAATTTGGTGTGCTGGATGTGAACATCATTGTGAAGGATGTCATAATCCTGAATCATGGGATTGTAACGCTGGACACAAACTAACAGATAAAGACCTTGATACAATATTTGATCAACTAGAATTTGATTATATTAAAGGAATCACATTTAGCGGAGGAGATCCTTTGCATCCACAAAATGTAGAGCAAGTTTATAGACTCTGCAGAGTGATTAAAGAAAATTATCCGGATAAAACAATTTGGATATATACAGGATATAAATTTGAGAACATTTATTACGAACCTGGTTGTTTTATGACTCAAGATTGTAATCCAGCAAGGGATCTTAGAAACGAAGTGCTGAAATATATCGATGTGCTTGTTGATGGCGAATTCGTTCACGACAGAAGAAATGTAACAATTGCTTTTCGAGGTAGCGATAATCAAAGACTAATTGATGTTCCAAAATCATTAAAGGCGTGGAAAGCAGTTATTTATGAGCAGGAGTAACATCCTGCTCTCTATTAAAAGAGGTAGTCTTATGGGAAAAGAATTGAGTTTAAGAAATTAGAATCTTGTTATCGGAGTGATGCTCCTTTGGGGTTTTATTGTAAATGTATTTACATGTGCATTTGGTGGAGAATATTTTGCTTCAATTAGTCCAGTGAAATTATTAATAGGGTATTTTATTACAGCCATTATTGGTATTTGTATGAGCGCATTTTCAGAAAATCCGTTTGTAAGTTTCATTGGTTATAACTTGGTTGTATTACCTATCGGCGCTGTATTAAGTGTTACATTACAAGATGTTGCAAAACTAACAATCCTTATGGCGTTTGGTGCAACTGCGTGCATGACATGCTTAATGATGATAGCAGCAACATTGAAACCGCAATTGTTTTTATCAATGGGTAGAATTCTGTTTATGAGTTTGCTTTTTGTAATTATAATTGAGCTTCTAATGGTCGTGTTTTGCGGTGTATCTCCAACAATAATTGACTTTGTTGTGATTGCTTTGTTCTGTTTATATGTAGGATATGATTGGGCAAAGGCGCAAGAGATGCCAAAAACATTGGATAATGCGGTAGATAGTGTTGTTGGACTGTATTTGGATATTGTAAATATTTTTATCAGACTCATTGATATTATGGAAGATTAAGGAGTGCCTTGCATGATAAACAAAAAAACTTGGGAAGAATTTAGAGATTCTGGAATGTTATGGTAGATCAATATGATTCTGCATATCTTTGGATGGTCAATTGTAGTTGAATTAGAAGATAAAAAAATAATAAATGCATATCCGGCAAGGGTAAAATTTAGGGGATTTTCCGAAGAGAATAATACAGAAGGATATAGAAAAGTAAGCAAATATATGTATGAAAACATTAATGAGATTTTAGAAGAAGCAGAAAACTAAGGATTGATTAAATGAAAACAGTAATCAAAATATTTGAGCAATTAAAAAACACCTCTGGCAAAAAAGATAAAGAGGCAATTATTGAAACCAATAAGGATAATGAATTATTCAAAGAATGTCTGGTATTTCTGTTAGACGATAATGTGACTACAGGTATCGCAAAAAAATCCTTGCAAAAGAACATCAAATGCGACGGCGACATTATGTTATTAGTATCTTGGCAAGATTGTATGTCTTATTTAAAAGAAAATAATACTGGTAAAGATTACGACATTTTAGTTGCACAAGGTTTTGTAAAATTCCAAGATGAAGCAGATAGATGGTTTTATGAAGGTATGATTACCAAAACACTTAAAATTGGTTGCGATAAAGCAATTGTCAATAAAGTGATTCCACAATTAATTCCAGATTGGAAAGTTCAGCTAGGTTCTTCGTTTGAAAAATTGAGATTGAAAGATAACGAAAAATTCTTTTTAAGTAAAAAAATGAATGGACATAGAGGATCATTTTATGAAGGCAAATTTATTTCTCGCCAAGGTAAAGAAATATCTGGTTTACAACATATCATTGACGATATTGAAAAACTATATCTTAGTACATACTTTATCGACGGCGAATTGATAAGGAAAAATGTAGAGAATCTTGATGATAACGAGAATTTCAGAATCACATCGAGTATTTTAAATTCTGATACAGAAGATAAATCTGACATTGAGTTTGTAATTTTTGATATTTTTCCAGCAGATACAATTGTTGGCAATCATACTATCGAAAATTATAGTGAACGGAAAAAGCGGATGAAAGATTTAGAGTATCTTTTTCAACATAATAATATTCGTAACTTGAAAATTGTCGAAATGGTGTATGAAGGTACAGATCCTAATCAAATTCATAAATGGCTAAAATATGCTGTAGATAATGACTGGGAAGGGATTATGCTAAACAAGGATGTTCCTTATGTGTTTAAACGCACAACGAATGTTATAAAAATCAAACAGTTTTTATCCATAGATTTAAGAATCATCGGGTATGAAGAAGGTCAAGGAAAAAACGAAGGAAAGCTTGGAGCTTTTGTTGTTGATTATAAAGGCAATAAAGTTGAAATTGGCGGTGGATACTCAGATGAAGAGCGTGCAACCTTTTGGGAACACAGGGATGAGATGATTGGAAAAATCATAGAAATTAAATATAAAGGTGAATCCCAAAATAAAAGGAGTGGGTTAAAGAGTCTTCAGTTTGCAGATTTTGTCTGCATCAGAAACGATAAAAATGACCCTAGTTACAACTAAGAGGTGATAGTTATATGAGTCGAATATTTGTGACGGGCGATACACACGGAGATTTTTTCCATATATAGAATTTCTGTCTTGATAATAATACTAGCATAGACGACATTATGATTGTTTGTGGCGATGCTTGCATAAATTTTTATCTTGATAAAAGAGATGACAGACTTAAAGAAAGAATAGCTGGAATACCAATAACATTTCTAATTGTGCATGGAAACCATGAAGAACGAGCTTGGAATGTTAAGGGTTATAAACTGAAAGAACATAAAATTGGAACAGATAATTATGTGTATGGATATAGCGAAGAAAAATATCCAAATATAATTTTTGTTCAAGATTTTCATATTGAAACATTGAACGGAAAAAGATTTATGTTCCTTGGTGGTGCTTATTCTGTAGATAAATTCTATAGATTAGCAATGAACTGGTACTGGTTTGAATCTGAGCAAATGCCAGAAGAGGAAATGCTAGAGGTCTTAAAATTTGTCACAAGCGTAAGTAATTTCGATTATGTTGTGTCACATACATGTCCGTATAAATATATTCCAACAGAGGCGTTTTTGCCATCGATTAACCAGAATACAGTTGATCAGAGTACAGAATATTTCTTAGATGAAGTTGATGATTTAATTCAATACAAACAATGGTATTGTGGGCATTGGCATATCAAAAAAGAAATTCAAAAATTAAAATTCTTATTTGACGATATTATTGAAATTTAAGGTGATTACATGGATAAGCAGGAAAGAATAACCCAGTTAAAACAAGAAATACGTGAAAAAGAAAAAGAATTACATAAACTCGAAAAAGAGATTAATACAGAATTTTTACCTCAATTCGTAGGAAAGTATTTCAAAAGTAAAAATGATTTTTATTACTTAAAAGTATGTGAATATGATGAAGAGTTAAATTTGCTAAAAGGTTGGGGAATAACGATAGATAAAGACTGGAATAAAAACAATTTATACACAGCAGAATATTTATCATTTATGCATTACCATCTTTTTGACGACAAAACTGAAATCAGCGAAAAAGATTTCGGTGTTGTTTTAAATATATACATCAATTCAATTAAAACAAGTATAGAAAAGGGGTGAAAATATGGTTACGTTTTTAGGATTCATGGCTATCGCTAGTGGCATTGTTTTGAGGGCATAGCTCACAATCGATCATCATTGTTCTGACAGAGACAAACTAGAACTTAAAGACATTGCAGGTTATATGGTAATCGCAGGTGTCGCTATCATCTTAATTAATACATGGATTGCAAAGCCAGTGATAATTTGGTTGGGAGGTTAATATGAACCCGGTAGTTATTTTAATAGTTATATTAGTTGCTATTGTTATTTGGCTCTGTTTATCCAAAAAGTTTGTTTGGATTGGGGATAAATTATATAACATGTTTAGCGACACAAGAGATATTTTGAGCGAAGAGTTTGATAAAGAAAAGGAGAACAAAAAATGATGTATGATTACGAAGCGTATGAAAAAGAAAGAGAAGAAAAACGAAAAAAAGTCAAAAAAGGTCTGATTGGTGGCGGTGTTGTTGCATTTGTTTTACTGATCGGTATTGGTTGTGCCGCTGCATGTATCGAAAAAATTCCAAACGGCTATTGTGGTGTTCAGTACTCCATGAACGGTGGTATTAAAGATGAAGTTCTAACACAGGGTTGGCATTTCGTATCTCCTTTTGTGCATGTTAAAGAATTTACAGTTGCCAATGAACAGCTGGTAATGTCTAAGGATGCGAGAGATGGCAGTGAATCTGATGATAGCTTTAATGTGGCAACAGCAGACGACGCAAGCATTGCAATCAGCTTCAGAATGGAATATGCATTTATTCAGGATGAACTTCCTGATACATTCAAGAGATACCGTGGCATGAGTGGTGAAGATATTGTTAATAACCGTGTAAGAGGTATTCTGAAATCTAAAATTTCTGAAGTAACAACTAACTATACAATGATGGATATTTACTCCGGCAATCGTAGTGAAATCAACAGAAAAATTCTGAATCATCTGAACGAAGAATTTAAAGATACATATGGTATTACAGTAATCAATGCAGATATTATTGATGTACATCCAGATGCACAGCTACAGCAGACAATTGATAATCGTGTAAAAGCACTGCAGCAGAAACAAGAGGCTCAGGCTAAACAAGAAACAGCAAAAGTAGAAGCCGAAACAGAACTGATCAAAGCTAAGAATGCGGCTGATATTGAAATCACAAAAGCAAAGGCTGAAGCAGAAGCCAACAGAGTTATCTCTGAAAGTATTACACAGGGTCTGATTGATATGAAAAATGCAGAAGCAAGAATGCAGCATGGCTGGGTAACAATTAAGGGCGCAAATACTGTTGTAACAAAATAAATTGGAACGAATGGGCGGGGTTCATTCTCCGCCCTATTGGAGAAGTAGTATGAAAAAAGAAGATTTTGAATTTATCAAACTGGATGAAAAATATAAAGACTATTGGTTCAAGGTAAAAGATAGATCTGTGTCTGAGGCAGTTTTAACTGAACGATATATGGAGCAATCTATGGTTTGTGTATCTGAGGTTGTTTATTCTGTTCACGATGATGTTTTAGGTGTAAAGCAGCTATTTCCATTTAGCTTTTATGTATTACCAGTGCAAGATGAAGAATTGAAAAAAATAATTTTTTCTTTAATTGATGATATTAAAAAGGAAGAAGTGAAATAAATGCAATTTTGTAGCAAAGAAGATATTAAAGATTATATTGAAACAAGAAAAGCAGATATCAAAAAATCCGTTCAAAAAAATACCAGCATGGGATTTGATGTTCCCACACTGGCGATTATTCAAGTCGGTAGCAATCCTGCATCTAACAAATATGTAAATGGCAAAATTAAGGATTGCGAAGAAGTTGGAATGAAAGCTGTATTACATAAATTTAATGAAGACATTGAACCTGTAGATTTTGGAACAGAGATTATTAAAATCATGCATGATGAAATGATTCATGGTGTAATTATCCAGAAACCACTGCCCGAAAAATTAGAAAAATATTTTGATAAGTTTGTAAAAATGATTCCAAAGAAAAAGGATGTCGATGGATTTAGAAAAGATACTGAGTTCGATCCTTGTACTCCTAAAGGAGTGGTGGATTATATTGAAAGCAGACAGGGTAAAGACTGGCTGACAGGTAAAGATGTTGTCATTATCAATCGTACAGAATTGGTTGGTAGGCCACTTGCAAAAATGATGTTGGATAGAAATGCGACAGTTACTGTTTGTCATAGTAAAACAGAGCGTCTGCGGAATCATTGCCAGTATGCAGACATTGTTGTGAGTGCTATTGGCAAACCTAAAATTTTAATTAGAGACTATGTTAAGCATGACAGTGTATGTTTTGATGTAGGAATTAGTTTTGATGAAAACGGAAAAATGTGTGGCGATTTTGACAGAGATAACGTAATGAAAATAACAGATTATTGCACACCTGTTCCTGGCGGCGTCGGTTTACTGACAAGAATTGCTCTTGTAGAAAATGTATTAAAAGCATATGAAAATCAGAAGTATAGAGCAAGTATGATTCCTAATGCAGAAAAGGATGAAAACAATGTGGGGAATTACAAGTCTTATGAGAGAAAATAATCACACTGGAGCCAACGAAATTGATACATATATTTCAGAAGTAAATAGTCAGGATAACTTTATTGCTGAAGTTAATTCTTTGCCGATGCCGGAAAGTTATCCTCACGAAAATGATAGATTTTACATTCCAGAAGAATATAAAAATATGACTAGCAAACAATTAAAAAATGCTAAAAAAGCATGGGAAAATTATTTTAAAGAAAGAGAAAAAATGAGGGAATCATTATTTGGAGAAGGAGCAACTACCATGAATAAAAAAGAAATTAAAATTAAATATTTTACAGATGAAATCGAAAAGCTTCGCTATATTGATGGAAAATCTGATTGGATTGATCTTAGAGCAGCAGAAGATGTTTCAATTAGTGCTGGTGAATTTAAACTAATCCCTCTTGGTGTGGCAATGCAATTACCAGAAGGTTACGAAGCACATATTGTTCCTCGTAGTTCTACATTTAAAAATTTTGGCGTGATTCAGACAAATCACATGGGCGTTGTTGATGAAACATATTGCGGCGATAATGATCAGTGGTTTATGCCTGTATATGCGGCGAGAGATACTGTAATTAAAACAAACGACAGGGTTTGCCAGTTTAGAATTGTAGAACATCAGCCAGCGATTGATTTTATTGAAGTTGAAGAGCTGGGAAATGATGACAGAGGCGGTCATGGCAGTACAGGCAAGCAGTAAGAGGTGATATTGTTGATTAAAAGAGCATATGCAAGACATCTTGCTGATAAATATAATTAGAATATAGAGAGTCTGATTATCGAAGCAGCAAACATGGGTAAATATGAAATTGAGTATATTGTACCAATTCCTTCTGATAAACCTTGGTGTAAGTATGACTATCAAGATAAGGCATATCAATTAGCACACAATATTGAAAAAAATGGATATCAAGTTGAAGTGAGATGTGAAGAAATCGCCGCAACAAATACAATCGGTAAAAGTGTATACACATCCATATCATATATTTTAAAAATTAAATGGTGATATTATGAAAAAAGAATAGCCGGAAAAAGAAACATTAATAGAAGAATTCTTGCGTGTAAATAATATTACAACTCAGGAAGACTTGGAAGAATAGATCAAAAACCATAAAACTATAAATATAGCTTTGTTTACCAAATAAATAAAAAGAGTGGCTATTTTTAGGTAGCCACTTTTTTTTATGCAAAAAATATGTTATTATAAATGATAAATGTTTTTTTAGATAAGGAGTGAGTTATGTTAAATAATAAAGATATGAACGAGCTAGAAAGACAGCGTTATTATATGAATATCGTTAAAGAGAAAGTGGCTCAAAAAAGTCGAGAACTTGGTAGACCACTTTTCATGACAGTTAAAACCTTCGGCTGTCAGATGAACAATACTAACATGATATTGTAAACCTTGATATATCAACGATATAAGAAGTTCTGTGTTAAGCCATTCTTAAATTTAATTGCCAAAACTGTGCTGTTATCACCCACAGAAACATAATCAATAACATTATTGAAGAAATCTTGTAGTTGTTTTTCATCAACATTCACGGCTAATTCTTGATAGGAAATTTCTTTTCCTCTGCCGAGTTCCCAGTCGATGATACATCTATCAAGTAATTTATTGTCAACCAGTGGAAGCATTGCATCTTTATTCTGATTTGCTGCATGTATCTGCTGGTTGATTTCATTTAATTCAGCAGTTAATTTTGTTCTTTTTTCGAGATAATCTCTTTCAGGCATACTGTCATCAGAAAACAGATATAAATCATCCAACCTTTTTAAAGCTCTCTCGATTTTTTCTTGACGCTGTTTAAATACTTCTGTGTCAGAATATTCAGTATTATGACTGACTGTGATAAGTTTATTCGGCTTGTAACCACATTTTAAAACTTCTTTTATATCCTCGATACTCTGTTGACTGATATATGCAACATCTTTGAAGGCTTTACCAGATAGTAATCTTTCTTCTAAGTTAGTAAAGTCTTTACTGTTTTGAATGGTAATCATATTACTCATATAATTTAAAATGAAATTACCAAGATATGTATCCGTGATAGCGCCTTTACTCATACAGGTATTACCGTGCATTCTGTTAGAGCATCTATAAGAAGAAGGGTGGTATCCATTTTTTCTTTTAGTATCTTTGTGTGCAGATGTGCCTCCGCCACATAATCCACATTTTAATAAACCGCTAAAAGAATGTGTATGACCGCCCACAATTCTTCGTCTGCATGGTTCAGCTCTTTTTTGAAGAATTGCATTCACTTTATCAAACTGTTCTTGTGAAATAATTGCTTCATGATTATTTGGTACAATGACCCATTCTTCTTCTGGTCTAATCTTACCTCTACCACTTTCTTGGTAGTTGTATCTTAGTGTACCAATGTAGAAGGGGTTTCTTAGCGTCTGTGTGATGGATTTAGCATACCAGTTACCATTTCTCTTGGTTGGAATCTTTCGTTCATTTAAGAGCCTTGCAATGCGTAATACGGATGGTTCTCTTTCGTATTCATCAAAAATCATTTGTACAATCTTCTTTTCATCTTCATCAACAACTGGATACATGCTTTCTGGATCAAATTTGTATCCTAATGGAGCCGCTGTGCCATTCCATTTACCTTCTTTGGCTCGTGAAATCATTGTTGCTCTTACTCTGACTGCAGTCATTTCTCGTTCCAACTGAGCAAATGTCATGATGATATTCAACATTGCTCGACCCATAGGTGTGTCTGTCTGAAAATTATCAGTCTTACTTACAAACTGAATATCTAAATCTTCAAACTCATCCCACATTTTTGCGAAGTCACCAATGTTTCTAGAAATTCTATCTAGTTTCCAAACTACAACATGAGAAAATTCTTTATTTCTCAACCTTTGCATCATACTCTGAAAAGCGGGACGATCTGTATTCTTAGCAGAATACCCAGCATCTTCAAAAATTTCATAATCTTTGACACCAAGAACAATCTCACAATAATTGATTAAATCTTTTTTCTGCATTGGAAGTGAATCTTTATCTGCTTGATAAATTGTACTTACTCGTACATAGATTGCTGCTTTACTGTTTTTAATAATAATACCTCCTTTTAATCGTCAGCAAACAACATACCTTTTGCATTAATAAAAGCACTCCTTATACTTTCATTGTAACAAGATGGTGTTTTGCTGTATAGTACAAAATTTTTTGATAATAACATATTTTTTGCATAAAAAGTTTCTATAATGTAAATAAATATCCATATATTACCGCTTGTAAATTTAAGGAAGCCATACTACACTTATATTAAGAGAAAGGGGAGAGAATAATGGCTAGAAGACCTAAAGAATACAAAACGACTGAACAAAAAATTATGGATGTAGTAAATGAAATTCAGATAACTGAAGAACATTTAACTGAATTAAAAAATCAGAAAAAATTATTAGAAAGAGATTTAGAACAAGAAAAAATTGATGTACTATTAATGTCAATTAAAAATAAAAATATTTCTATTGACAAAGCAAAAGAAATTATTGATAATATGCAAGAGTAACATCCACAGTTATTCCATCTTTCTAAATCCAAGAATTGCCCGCTATTTGCGGGCTTTTCTATTTGTAAAAAAATAGGGAGGCATAGATAATGCACTCCCTAAATTCTTTATATTATTTCTTTTTATCTAAAATAGGTGTACCACCTTTATTAGAAATATTGTAACCGAATATTGCACCAATGTCTCTGGTTTTAATATATGTATAACCATCTTTATTAATCATTTCGACAGTATACTCTTCGCCATCAACAATAATATTTTCTCTTACAATCACTTCATCGTCCTCCTTATATTTTTCAGGAATTTCAATTTCCCAGTAATATTTTTGCTGTTTTATGAAGCGATCCCAAGGCATTTTAGAACAAATTTCTTTTTTATTATAAGGATCGTTAATAAGAACATTGTCACCATCCATTGCATAACAAAGAATATAATGTCCAGAAGATGTAAAATCGCCTTTTCCAGCAACTGCAATAATCCAATTGCCATTCTCTAACGATTTTCTAACTTCTTTGTGAACAGATGCGTTTGGTTTATTATAACAGTTAGCACTGTTCATCATTCTACATTTTATTCCATACTCAGCCATCTGTGGTTTGAAATAAGCGTAGTATGTACCTTGTTTTAATGCTTTATATCCATGTGATTTAGACCATTCAGCAGTATCGATAGGTGTTACTGTTTTGCCGGTTATTGAAGAAATAACCATAGCAGAACAAGTAATCCCACATCCTTCTGCTTTAATGGTTGTCTGTTCTCCTTTGGTAGAGTAATCATGGTTTGCCCATTTTGGATCTGTCTGATAATACATCACAGGTCTGCCTAATTTATTCATTGGTTTCACCTCCAAACAATAAAAAAAGAACAGGGGGGTTAACCCTGTTCAATAATGTCTGTTTTTAACTCGGCATCTGTATTAGAAATATCAATACGAAGTTCTGTGACAGCACGTTTAATATAAGCTTTAACTTCTTTTTCATCAAAAGTGATTTTATATTTATTCAGAAATTCCACCATTGCATCCCAAACCTACTGTGCTTTATCTTCTATTTCGCCAGTGATATGTAACTCATTCGCTGCAGAAACCAGTGTTTTTGCAACTTTTAAAATTACTGTTCCTTTCAGCATAGGAATCCAATATTTCTTACTAAAGAATACAATACAAATAATTAATAATTCAAAAATCCATGTAATATCCATTTTCGATGCCTCCTTATATTAGAAATTAGGGTAATCATTACTTACTTCTGCCATCTCTTCGTAAATAAAATCGTCACCATATTTCTTTTTCATTTCATTGATATTCTTCAGTCTTTCCATTTCAATATCCACTCTATCTTTCTGTTTACATCTAAAAGCATAGCACATTAATGCAATTGCACCTAAAATACAAACATATTTAATGAGATCAGGAAGGGCAGAGTAGTCTCCAGATTCTGTCATTGCTCTCGTACACCAATGAATAAACCAAGCGACACCAATCATTACTCCGCCAACTAAAACTTTAGAATACTCTTTTTTTCTTTTTGGTTTAACTGCAGTAGTTTTTTTGGTAGCCATGTTTCACCACCTCATTCTTCAAATTCATCAACTACAGACCATGTATAAATTTCTGGCTGAACAATGTTTTGAACAAAACTATTGCCATTGACCGCAAACTATTCTTCAACCAATCCTTCCAAAGCATCCAGCTCCATAGCTGTAATCTTTTTAGTTTTATGATGCAAACGATATGCTCTCATTATTTTATCTTTTAATTCTGCACGAATTCTTTTTTGATTGCGTTCTTCACTTTCTGCAAAACGCTGGTCTGTTTTTCTTTGATTTTCTTGCATCATCCTAGACAATTCTGTAAGCTGTGTGGCTAATTGAGTATTAGCATCAATAAGTTGTTTTTGAATTTCAAATGATTGCTCACGGTCATGTTTACGATTATCTTCATATGCACAAATTCTGTCATGATCCGATAACAACATATTCAGTAACTCATCTTTCCGTTTTCTCGTCTGATACCAAGAATCCCAAAGACCTTTGATATCTTTTCTGTTTGATAAAAACCACCCAATCACAACTCCTAAAATAATCAAACTAACAAGAAGAGTAGAAGAGGGGATTCTATCTATATAATCAATTAATTCGGTAAGTGTCATTTTCTCACCGCCTTTTCCTCCGAAAGTGTTGCAATCATATAAAGCCTCGCTTTCTACAAAATTACTTATTGTTTTCTAAGCTTATCTCGAATCTTTTTTTCAGAATCATATATGTTAATATAATGTGTGCCAAGAATTTTAGGGATACGATTTATTTGAGAAATCAGTTCTTCTAATTCAGCGATATCCAGACTACATTTATGATCTGTACCTTCCATAGTTTTGTCTAATGTAATATGTCTTTCAATAATATCTGCACCTTTAATAACAGAAATCAGAGTAGGCAGCGTATCAATTTCATGACCGCTATATCCAATTGCTAAAGTGGGGTACATGTTTTTTAATCTTGTAATAACATTTAAATCCAACTCATCGTCAGCACATGGGTAAGTACTATTACAATGTAAAATACCAAGTAAATTATCTAAGTTATATATTGCATTTAAAACTTCTGGTTCAGTGCTCATCCCATCAGAAATAATAACAGGAATACCCCAATCATTAATGGCATGGATTAATTCCATGTCTGTAATACATGCACTTGGAATCTTGATAAAAGGTATATCATAACTATATTGCTTCATAAATTCAACACTATTTACATCCCATACACTAACAGTCCACTTAATACCAATTTTTTGACAAAACTGATTAATAATATCGTATTCTGTTTTACCAAATTCAATTGACTTTTTATATTCAAGATAAGTCATTTCTTCACCTTTCCAGATGCGTTTAACATTTTTTTGATGTTCAGGAACACAAAAGTCTGGATCACGCTTCTGAAACTTTACAACATCAACACCACATCGTTTTGCTTCTTGAATTAACTGTAGTGCTGTGTATAATTCTCCGTTATGATTAATTCCAATTTCTCCAATAAACATATTTAAAACTCCTCTTTAATCCTTACAATATCGTCTAGTTCAATTGTAGAACTTTCAATAATGACTAAATCTGTAATGGCTTTTACTTGATGAATTGTGCCAGCCGGAATTCTGATAGTGTCACCAATATTTATACGAAACTCTTTTCCGTCTACTTTGGCAATCCCAACACCTTCAACAACATGCCATGTCTCATGTTTTTTAACATGATATTGTAGAGATATATTTAATCCTGCATCAATATGCAATCTTTTCATTGCATAGTTTTTAGTGATGTCCAGTAAATACTCTTTACCCCAACGCTTGTTGATTACAGTTAAACTTTCGGCATCATCTTTAGATATCAAATAATTTGCATTACAACCCTTATCATCTATGTAAACATCTGCAGCGGGTTTGCCAAATCTCAGTTCATGCTATTTTACACCCCAATCAGATAATTGTTGCGTTGTAAGATCGAACCAATCAATTCCAGTTTCTGTGCCACGAGCAGTATAATAAACCACTTTATTTCCGTTATCATACAAAGTGTTTGCCATTTGTATCATATCCATATATGGTTTTGCGTCCGCATAATTTTCTTCTTGACTACAGATAGTTCCATCAATATCAAAAATGTACTTTAGAGGTTTCGTATTTGAATTTTGCATATTCGTAATCCTCCTTTGTATCAATATCGATGGTTTGTTCTTCGGGAATTTCAATCAGTGCCAAATCGTCTTTCAGCATATATCCATCTAATTTAAATAATTCTTTATTAAAAATATGGAAGCAATGTGCGGCTTGATATAATGGATCAATTTCTTTTGTGGTTAATTTTTGATAATCAATATCCGTTTTAACATTGATATCTTTATCCCAAAGCCAGTTTTGAAATCTTTTAACGCTTGTGCCATATTCTTTTTTGCTCGCTAAGAATTGGCCGATTGATGAAATAATAGTTTGTGGTGTTAGAAAAATGAGGCATGGATTTAGAAACATTAAGTATTTTTCTGGTACGCCAAGAATGTCTTTAAAAATAAATCGTAATGGAGTTTCTGCTTCTGCTGTAGCAGGGTGACGAATAATAATTTGTACATTTGGATATTTTTTAGCAATATCAATTAACTCTTTGTCACAAACCAAGACATATGTATTTAGACCATAATAACTTTTAATATAATCCAGTTTCTTACAACAGATTTCAAACATACAAGTATCACCAATTGGTAAAGTCTGTTTGTTTGGTAATCTCTGACTACTCAATCTTGCTGGCACAAAAATTCCTACATGTTTCAATATAAAATACCTCCTTTTTCTCGTGTGTATCTCCCGCCACTATTATTGCAATAAAAACACGGCATATCAGATGTAAACTCTGCAGAAGTTACACTTTTTACAAAATCTAAATATTTTTTAGATGATAGCATTTCGGATAATTTGCTTTCTTTTAAATCACCTAAAATATATTTTTTTTGATTTTCACAATCGTTTCTCACATTACAGCATGGGCTAACTGTCCCATCATAATTAATTCCAATAAAATAAATAGGCTCATAACACGGAGCCTCTCTTTTTATCTTAGAATATTCTGTTAAATTACCTCCACGATCAGAAATATTTGCTGTTTCTAACCATGAGTAATAATAGAGAATTGTTTTCTCATTGTATCTACCTACAAAATAATGGTCATATTCAATGATATCTGAAACATTCCATTTTTGTAATTGTTGCAAAACAAAATCTCTGCCTTTATAATCGTAATCCATAATAGTTAATTCATCGACTAACATTGTTTGAAGAATTTGCTCATTAATATAATCGCCATTCGTGTTTGACACAATTGTTGTATCAGGAAAATAATGTTTTATTAATTGCATTGCATCACGCAATTCTTCGTGATTTGAAAATGGCTCATTATAACGTGAAAATGAAAATTTTCCTTCATATCCATTAACTTTTAATTCTTGGAGGAGAGTGGTAAACACATTATAATTAAGCCATTCAATTTTACTTTTGCGGTCTATATAACTATTTGGACACCAGTTGCATTTGCGATTGCAATAAGAAAATAATTCTATTTCCACCAATCTAAGTTTTGAAATAATATCCATTTTATTCAAATCCTTTTATCCATTGATTAAATGCTGTTTCATCGTTAATATATTTACTAGGTGTAACATCTTGATAATTATAAAAATTTTCAGATAATTGACGTTGATAATTCATGGTTGCATTTATCAATTCACCTACATACTAAGTTGTATATTGTATAGTATATTTATCTACTAACAAACACCCTATATTTTTAGGCGGGATATAATTCACTACAGAATCAAGATATAAATAGCGATATGATAATGGCGAAGATAATTTTAAAGATTGATAATAATCCATAAGATTCTATACACAGTCATTAGATATGATACATAAAACTTTATAGTCAGGAGATAATTCGCCATCATCCATTAAAAACCTTAAAGCAGCAACACGATGTCTACCTTCATACACATAAAAACATCCTTTATTTTCTATAGGGTAAACACAAAGAGGGAAGTACATTCCTTTAGATAGTATCTCTTCACCAAAAGCTTTTTGCTTTTCTTTATATTTTTTTATAAACGGATTATCAATATTTTGGCTCCATATATCTTTGTCATTGTCAAGAGGGTCTGGAAATAAATATTGGATACTTATAAACTTGAAATCTAATATATTGCTGCGTATAAGGGGGCGTAAGGCATAATATATATAATCCGAATGATATATTTTAGAAAATTGCTCTACAGAACAATTAATTCTAGTCAACAAAATATCATCTCCTATTATACTATTTTATTACCATTAGAGTCATACCCTAACGCCGTTAAAAGATGTAGTACATCTAATAAAAACTCATCAGGCACTAATTTCACTTCAGTATTATTTTTATCACAAGTTCTCAGTCCTGCTTTTACTAATCTAAAATATAATTCTGCCATTATTCATTACCTCCAGACTTATTTATAAATGCTTCATAAATAGTAGCTTGAGCTTCCATAATAATTAAATTGTCTGCTTTTTGAGACTCATATTGTTCTGCTATAGCCTCCATGATAACTAAAATGTTTGAGGGTTCTTGAAGTAAAGATTCAATACTAGATAATTTATCTAATACAGTATTATCTTCGCTCTTTAATCCAATATCTATAAATTCACCTTCTACATATTTTTTATGAAGAACATCAAGTCCTGTTTCTACTACATTCTCGTGGAATCCAGGATCACTAGCTATAAGAACACAGATATCATTTTCATCTAATATAGCATACATAATTCATGATACCTCCTTTAATAATATATACGATAAGAACTATTACTCTATAGTTTCACAATATAAGGTATACCATCCACAGTTCTAATACATCCTTGACTAACTAAATAATTATAAAGATAGTAGTCATTCTGTGTCCATAGTTCAGTTCTATCTAATCTAGGAGCTGGATTTAATTCTGCAGCATCTCCGTAACCATAAGACTTCAAAGAATTTGCTATATATAACTCTGTAGTTACAGTTCTTTTGAAACCCATAATTCTGCAACGAACATTCTGTATATCGAAGTCAGCTCCACTCGATGGCGTACCATAAGTGTTTACTATCATCGCAAGCTTGAAAGTTTGACCCGCATAACTGTTACCAAGCCCATAATTAGTATATATTTTATCATATGTTTTTGAAGTACCGGCGGCTATATTACTCAAACTTTCCAATGAAAACATAGGGGAAAAATTCCCAGCACTATCTACTGTACCAGCATGAAATCTGAGAACTCCAGGGTTACTTCCTACATGAGTGTACTTACAGTCAACTCTTATTCCGCAAGTATCTGCAAGTATTTGAATGTCACCCAATACGACATATCCAGTATCTTGATTACATCTTGTGGCGGTAGATAAAAAATTAAATGTCTGACTTGCAGTTTTCACCAAATAATCATCAGCTCTCTTTAGTGGAGCAACATTTGCAGATATATTATTAATTAAAGTGTTTGCAGCCTCTACTTTAGTTTTTACAGTTGCCAAATCATTTTTAACACTAGATATATCATTTTTAACTCCAGATACATCAGTTCTCACATTAGACACATCAGTTTTAACTCCTGATACATTTGTGTTAACTTCTTGTAATGTAGTTTGTTTCGCCATATCCATACTAGGATCTAAATCAAACTCATTTATTTTAGAAGACATTTTTCATTCCTCCTTTTTAAAATAAAAGAGGGTAGTTAACCCTCATGAAATTTTATTGTGTTTAGTTAAATCACTCAGCGTAATCTTCGCCAGTGATTTCTTTGTATTCTTTTTTTGTCAGAGAATTCTTTTCGCCATTTTCAACTCTGATTACAAACTCATCTTTTGTTTTTACTCCTGCTTCATACAGGCGTTTCATACTCTCAATGATTTTAGTATTCATTACAGAACACCTTCTTCCATTAACATTGCTGTATATTCATCAATTGCAGCATTTGCGATTTCTTCGTTTGTCTTTGACACCATAGCCTCGATACGATCTAACTGAGAAAGCTCAATAACTATTTCTTGTTTTACATCCACCCATTCTCCATTTTCATACTTTTTACCAAGTGGATTGAAATTCACATCAACGCAGAAAGTGCACAGGTAGTTGTTGTGCTGTCGGAAGTAAGTGTTGTGATAATCCGCTGGACGGATTTAATGCAGGTTGCTGTAACTCCTACATTAAGAGTATTATTTAAATTATTGACCTTTCCTAAAATTTCTTCAGATGTACTCTGCATAGCAACTCCATCAAAAACAGAATCATCAAGAGATCCAGCCATAATTTTTGAAGAACCCATATCAATTCTCCTTTCTTAATATAAAAAAGAGGGATTGATATTAATCAACCACCTCTAAAATATTATAAATGTTCATTTATTGTAATTATTTATCCAGTTCGCTTTGAACTGTTTCTCTCCACTTTGCAGGCACATCATTAATGGTTTTAAGACCTTTTTTAATTAAATTAACATATAGTTTTACCATTATTCTGCACCTCCTAAAATAATTTCTGCTAATTCAGCAACAGCTAACTGTGTGTCAACAGACTCCTGTGCGATACTGGCAAGTTTTGTTTCAGAATATGTTCTCTGTGCCATAGAAACAAAAATTCTTTTTTCAACAACAGCTTCTGTTTTCTCTGTAGCTTTTTGGATTTCTACTTCTTTTTTTACTAACTCAGCACGAATTGTATAACCTGTATGAATTGCTTTACTACCATCATCGCCAATAATAACAATAGATCCACAATTATCTTCTGTAAATACTGAATCAAGTTCATCCATACTAAAACTGTCATTAAAAATAAAAGTTAATGTATCACGATTAATACCTTGTATATATTTTAATTCACCTGTCACTAAGATAGGTGTTAATTCTACTGCATTTGTTAATACAATTTTCATGTTTGTTTACCTCCTTTTATTAACCTAAGAATTTAATGATAACTGCACCAGGTTGTCCATTTGCACCATGACTTGAACCAGAAGCATTACCAGAACCGCCATTGCCACCTGTACCATAAGAACCAATAGAACAGCCACCAGATTGTCCAGATGCTAAATTTCCGTATGATGTACCTACAGCACTACCTCTATTGAGACGCGTACCTACAAACTGAGCACCTGTGCCACCCTTACCACCTGCAACGGAGTATAAATTACCAAAAGATGTAGTTCCTCCTTGTTCGCCATTATAGCCACTTATATAAGTCGCAGATGAAACTTGTACATCTTTTTTCATACCTCTTACCCCTGCGGCGCCTATAGTAATTGTATATGATGCACCTTTTGATAAAGTTGTAGTATATAAAGCACCAGAACCACCACCAGCACCACCATTTGCGCCTGCATATGTGGATTTATCAGAAGTTACTCTAATACCACCAGCACCGCCTCCACCACCACCATGTAATTCGATGGAGTACTGACCATCATCTGGTACAGTGAATGTGCCATTGGAAGTAAAAGTCCATGTATACCCAACAGGGGTGTCCGCAGATGAGAAAAACTTCCTTGCTACATTATCTACACCAACATGACTAACTTTTATTTTTCTAGAAACATTGTTTATACCTGTCTATTTTTTTTTAACTTTTCTAGACACACCAGTTGATGTATGTACAGTGATTGTTGTGCTATTTAAAAAATATGGTATATTAGCATCACACCATTCCTTTGTTGGTTCATTCCCAGAACCGAAACAAGCAGTTAAATCAATCAACATTGGCTCTTTTCTATAAGTAACTGCAGAAGTATTTACTACGAAGTTTCTAAACACCCATGTTCCACTCACATCTGTAAATGCTTTTGTGTTTGATGTCATTTCCCAATTGTCGGTTTTCTAATGATATGCCCATACTGACAGACAATTTGCGTCAGAAGCCCAGTATTCAAATCTACCATCGCTAAATGTTGAGTTTACTGGTGCTTTAACCATACATCGAATGTAATAAATATGGTTAACAACAGGTGCATTTAACATAACAGTGAAATGAGAGTCGCCACTAGCAACCGGAAATACAAACTCTTCATATGCATTCACAGATGGTAAAGTCGCACCACTTTTAGTCCAAGCAGAAGGTTGGGGAAGTAAATTGGTGAGTCCAATTTGAATCTCTGATGTACTACTAACATACATTCCTTTAGCCATGTTCTCACCGCCTTATTCGTACACCAGATGGATACAACCGTTGGCAAGGGCAGAGCCTGCACCGATATCTGTTGTGCCTTTGGTGATGTTGTGTTCACCGTAGATGTTGTAACTTTTTGCACTTCCATCAATAACATCATATAAAAACATAGAATTTTCTAACTAACCAGAAGCGTGATTGGTCAGAACCAAAGAACGTCTGTTATTATTATCGAATTTTACATCATATGCAACGGCATAAGTCTGTCCATTGTAACTACCGAACAAACCTAAACCATCAGATACAAATAAATCCCCGCCTCTCAGCGTTCCGCCTTCGGTTGTAAAGATTTCTTTCCAACCTGTCCATGTAATATTACCATTTGCTGTGTAGTGTTCAGCGAACCATCTTCTGCTAGTGTTTGCCGCTTCTAATGTTAAAGATGTTCTGCTATCCATAGACTTATAAATAATACAAGTTGCTGTTGTTGTGGGATATTGACTCGCATTATTGGAAGATGTAACATGAAACATTAACATTGAATTGTTCGGTAAAGACGCCATAATACCATCAATTGTTTCTTCACCTACAGTAATACCAATCTGCTCAAGGGATGTGTATGTTTTTAAATTTGAATCCATCACTCTATCTAATGGCAAACTATCTTTTCTAATACTGCGACCAGACATATACTCTTCTGTTTCATTAGTTTCAATTTGTTTAAACACTTCCATTGTAATTGTTGTTCCAATAGAAACACCTTCAGTTAAAACAACTTTCATACCAGAAACCACAAAGTCAGAATTTTTATGTAATACCAGTTGACCTTGATATACTTTTAATACATCAATTGCATCATCAAATGTATCAAAGGGAACAATAAATTCTCTTTGTCCATCTTCTACTGCAACTAAAGTATCAATCATATATACCATTTTGCCATTAATGGGAATTTTATTAATTTCATTATCAACATACTCTTTGGTAGTTACAGTTTCTGCTAATCTATCTAATGGCATTGTGCCAACGCCAATATTAACACCAGATAATGCTGATTCTTCATCTGCACTAACTACGGCTTTAAACACAATGATATCAATTGTTCTGCCCGCAGGAACACCTTCAAGCAAAATAACTTTTGTACCATCGATAATCTAATCATCTACAGCAGATAATTTCATACGACCTGAAAAAACCATAACTGTGTCTTTTGAGTAGTCAAATGTCTGCATTGGAATTATAAATTCTGTTTGACCATTGAATTCTGCGGTGTGTCGAAAATCGTATTTTACTAAGTTACCACTGGTAGCAAGAATTTGTTTTTTAATTTTTTGAATCTCAACGAGATTCTTAAAAGCATCAATACTCACATTAACTTACCTCCTTTATAAATAAAAAAGACTCAAATAATCATTTCTGAGCCATACTCAAAGTTTTGGTTATTAAAACGTGTTTCAGTATCTTTTCTCTTGTATAAAACATAAATACCACTTTCATCATATACAGTAAACTCAGATGTGATCACGCCATTAATGTGAGAATTGTCAGTTAAAACATATTTAGCAACTACAATAGATTCATCGGAGGCTAAATGTGCTTGCAAAGTATATACAGGTTCAATATCAGTAAATACAACAACCACATCTTCTCTTTCAAAATAATGTTGATAAATCCATTGTTGAACACTCTTGCCAGTAGCATCTTTTACATAAGCAGCTCTTGTTTCTGGGTACATGGGAGTGTATTCGCCATCACTGTTTTTTGTTTTCATTAAAATTCTACCATCTTCTTGTAGGTGTAACCATAAGCCGCCTTCTTCTAAGTTTGACATAGGGTTTTCGCCATAAGAAACTTGTAGTAAAATTTTCATTTTAACCCAATATGTAGATCCATCAATAGGGCGAGTATTAATATTGGGCTGCAAACAATACCACATAAAACCATCACAGGAAACCATATGATATTGTTCGTATTCAATATTATTTACCCATTCACCTCTAGGGGATAAGCCTAAACCAGTGTCACCAGTATCACCTTTGTCACCTTTATCGCCTTTTAATGCGGCAAGCTGTTCAGGTGTAAAGTCTTCATATCTAAAAGGTTCACCTTTATCGCCTTTATCACCTTTGTCACCTTTATCGCCTTTCATGGAGATTTGAAGATATTTGTCTGGTGTTTCAATAGGTGTTTCTCCGGCAACAATACCATCACCATATACTAAAAAGTATTGTCTGATTCCATCTACAGGATATCTCACAACATCAAATTTATTTAATAAATCATCACCATTAGCAGTAGAGGACATTGTAGGAGTCCAGTCGCCTTTCAGATTACCAATTCTGAAAATTTTGTCTTGGATATTATCATAAAAATATCTTTCTACAGCTACGATTGAGTGATACATTGTCATTAGTTTATCTGCATTAATAATGCATTCCATTAAACTGGGGTTTGCATTTAGCAGTTCAATTGCTGAAGCTGTTTGCCCACCAGCAATTAATGAATTATACTGAGCAATCAGATTTACTTCAGATGCAGAGGGATCTCTCCAAGCAACATTTTTACTGACTTGCTCTGGAAATTGCGTATGCGTTAAATCAGGATAAGTTACGCTCAATTCCGTCAACTCCTTTATATAAAAATACCCAGCAGTTTTTTCTGCTGGGATGTATTAATATTAAATAGTCGCAAATTTACCAGTGCCATTATTATAATAATATCGTTGTTCAACACGATCATATAAACAAGCAATACCACGATAATCAATCATTGGTAAATAATCTCTAATTAAAATGTCATTATCATATATTTTACAAGAATATAGTCTGCCAACAAATCCATGACCATCACCACCATCAGGTTGATTGTCTCTAAACAATCGTAATTCACATGTTGCATCAAATGGGATGTATTGATGTTCTCCGATAACAATATTGTCAAAACTAATTTGATTTTTATTAGCATCCACAATATGCCGCCCAATCATATTATATTGGAATGTGATATCTGATTGTTCGCCATAAGATGATAGCATTGAATGTGGTGCTATATTTACATTTTGAGAATATATACAGAACGCTTGTCTGCATTCATTATTTCGTGATGAAAATAATGTATAATAGCCAATAGCGTCTTGTTGTAAAATTTCATAGTTAAATACAACTCGAGTATTTTCGTCTGGTACAAATCCAGTATTGATATATTGATTACCATCACACGTTAAATAATTTACTGGAATCGAATCAGATTGGTTTGAATAAAAACTTCCTGTGCCTTGATTATAATAATACTGTTTTGTTACACAATCATATAAACAAACAATTCCATTTCCATCTTGAGCAGGAATATAATCTCTTACAAGGGTACTATTATGGTCATAAATTGCCATATTGTATAATTTTGCTGGTAAAAACTCACCAGCACGACCATTATTATTTAGTGCAAAAATATAAAGTGGATTTGCAGTTCTTACGCCAGTATCATTAGTGCCAGTTTGACCAGAACATATTATATTATTATTGATAATTAATGTAATATTATTTGCAAATGTTTGTAGTGCAATACAATATTTCGTATCAATAGTTTCGCCATTAGATGGTATATTTAAATATCCGCCATCGCCAAGTCCAAATTGATATAAATAGTTATACTGATTGTATTGATAAGGAAATCCCCAAAAGAACTGTTGTCCAAATTGCTCTGCATCTCTTGCACCAACAATCATACCTTGATATAGGCTAGGGTATTCAATATTTAACCTTGCCATATACCCATTTGGAACGGAAAGGTTAGTATTAATATATTGTGTTCCAGTTGAACCAATATATTTTAATGATTGCATACCAATTGGCGCTGCAACAAACTTTCCAGATCCTTGGTTATAGTAATATTTTTGTTCAACACGGTCATACACACAAGCAACATCATTTTCATCTAATGCTGGAATGAAATCACGAATTAAGACATTTTTATTATATAGTTTACAACCAAAAAATCTGATTTTTGAAAACTCGTTAACAGAACCATTATCATTGTCTGCAAAAATAACAATATTGTGTGGGCAAGTAAATTGAGTTGCTGTGCTGGTAAAAGCAACAGTATCATTAAAATACACATTATTGTTATCTAAATTTAATGCAACATTATATCGTGTATTAACACCTGTATAACATGCTGCAGCTGTAGGTTCTAGTTTGTTTGAACCACGGCAACAATAATATTTGCCATCATTACTAAATCCGACATACAATGCATTTTCATTATGTACAACTCTAGAACCAAGAACCATATTATATTTGCTAATACATTCAATTGGTGTGAAATCAATGTTGTATGTAATATTTTCACTTGGTTTAACGCCAGTATCAATCTATTGTTGACCAGTTGATTCGATAAATGCAATTTGTCTGACTTTTGCATCTTGGTATACAAATTGTCCGTTGCCTTTATTATAATGAAATTTTCTATTTACCTTGTCATATAAACATGGAATATTATTTATATCTAACACTGGAATAAAATCACGAACTAAAATATCATTATCATAAATTTGACAACCAAATAATCTCATAGTAGAGAACAAACTAGCAGTACCATTCAAAACTTCTGCAAATAAAATTAGTGGTGCTACGCCATCAAATGTAACATATTCATGTGTAATTTTCTTATCGTTGAATAAAACTACATTTTTGTTGTGGTCTACAATATGTCGATTATGTGGAACAGTATCAATAAAAATACCGGTATCATTATAAAAATTACTACGAAATTGACCATTTGGATTTCTCCATAAGGCGAACTCATTTGTATGTGGAGATGAAGTACGAGATGAATAAACAGCACCCCAAGAACTAGGATCAACCGTATATTGAAAATCTATTACAACTCTTGTATTAGAATTTGGAGTATACTCTGTATCAATATATTGACTGCCAGTAGACTCGATAAATGGTATCTCTTCATAAATACCAATAATTTCATTTGTACTTAAACTATAATAAGGATAAAATTCTTCCATAGTAACATTCATTGTGCCATTTGGATGATCAGAAGAAATATTTTTAATAATCCAATCTTTAATTTCGCCAGATTCACTATATTTAAATCTCACTTTTTCATTTCCTTGTAACCAAGGGATATACACCATATCTAAAGTAACTGTACAACCAATACGAGATGATAAATATGTTTCATGTTCAGCTCTTGCGACACAATCATCTACAGCTTGAATATCATCGTACTCTCCGCCCTGAAATGATTTTAATCGTTCTCCAATTTTTTCAATCGCAAAAGGGGAATCTGGTGCTATTGTATATGAAATATGATCACAATGATGTTTTTTCACATCTGCTTTTTTTTCGTCAAGAGTAGGTTTTGTATTTCTTAATTTATTAACAGCCTGAATTTGCCATTGTCCTAAAGCATACATAGAATTTCTTCTGTATCTGAAAACAAAAGTAGAATTTGCAACAAAGAAATTTGCTTCAATTGCTTCTTCTAGGCTATTTGTAATATTATATAAACCAACCAACACTTCTTCAGATGATTCGTCTTTTTTATTCTAAATCGCAATTTTTGATCCAGCGTTTGAATTAATGAATGGCATTTTAACTGCAAATTTTGTGCTTGTAGGTAAACTACCATCATCATTTAAAGCGAGTCCTTTGAAATGTGCGGAGTATGTGTTTAAAGTAACATCATACTCACAAATTTCTGTATGATAATCTGTATCTAAGCATTTACCCCAAACCTTACTTACATTTCTAATGTCTTTCAAAACGCCATTATCAACTTCAGAAACATATAAATTTTGCAAAATATTGTTGTCTAAAACAATAGGATCGGACTCTTCCATAGGAATTTGTTTACAAATAAATGTACCATCGGTATCAAAATACATTTCATAAGAAGGGTAAAGGTCTCTGAGTTTTGTTAAAATTGTCCACACAGTATCTGTCGCACTAAATTCTAAATCATAAGGAACAAGTTGTGGCATGTCTGCAATATTATATCTCGTAAAAGGAGAGAAGGTTGTTAATACATAAATCATTGCATCACGTACACTAACATTTTCCTCAGCCTTAATTACAACCTCTAAATCTTCTAAACTGCCATCAACATCACCATTTAATTTACAGACCAAATCAGAGCAATTTACTTGTAGAATTCTTGTTTGTGGATTATAAGAATAATCTGTCATAACAAAAATACCTTTGTCATACCATAAAACATCCTCGTGAAAAGGTACTTGTACACCAAAGAAAATTTTTACATATTGATCAATCCAAAGCAATCTGTCTTCTGAAATGCCAACATTTTTATTGATAACACCTAATGTCATACTCAATGTATTTCTAATATCAGAATCAACATTAGTTGAAATACTTCCAGATATATATTCATGCTTCATCTCATAAATTGTTTGAAATTTATCATTCAATAATAAAATCTTTACATGCAATATTTTTTGCGGAAATTTTAAAGCATCAATATCAATTTGGGTAGGGTAATAAGCCATTAATTACCCACCTCCAAAAATTCAACAAATCCATTATAATATAGATCTTCATTACTATTTACATCGCCAACTTCAACGAAATTTACTGTTGTATGCACTAAGTCGGGATGACCATTTGTTGCTTCATTAATAGTATCAATTGCAGATGCTAGATAGATTCGACCATCATAGAATTTAACAATTTTAGTTCTTTGATTGTCAATGAAATCTCTAAACGCTTTTCTATATCTCCATCCATTATCGACATCCCATTGACATGTATTTCTATTTAATTCAATCATAGCACCAGTCACAGAGAATTTATCATATCTTGACTGACCATAATAATAAACATAAGGGTATTTAGAATTCACTGGTTCAATCATTGTAGATTTAATTTGTCTAGTCAGATTATCACTAGCGAAATCCAAAATTACTTGATATGTATTTGTTTTATCTACAATAAAGCAACCATCAAATTCTACATCAACACTAATTGTTTGATAAGAACCTTCAACGCCATTAACAATAGGGACAGCAGCATACTCATATGTTGTATTTGATGCTACAACCACATCATTAAAGAAGAAATCAAAGTCAGCTTCTGTTTTTACAGGGAATGTGTAAAGAGTAGACCATTTATAATCATCAACTTTTCTCTTTTTAATTACCATGTCACTAATAGAAGCGAGTGTAAAACCAACATTACCAGCTAAAATATTGTTTTGGAATTTCGCATTCATTAATGTTGTATGACCCCATGTTGGAATATTTGTGTCTGCCGGAGCAGAAACATCTGAATCCATCTACACTTCATCAAACACGGCATTAGTAATTTCTACATATTCCGTAGATTGTGGGGAAATAGGTGTTGCGTCTAAAGATGAGGCATAACTAACAAATCCTCCTAAAAACATCATTCTACATCACTTCCTTCCACAATTTCTTCAATGAGTTCTTCAGGATTAGATGGTTCTGGTATATTAACATCATTATTTTCTGGAATTTCTAATGGTGTAATAACTAAATCAAATAAACCATTTACATGTCGAACATAAATATGAACCTGCTGATCCCCAATTAAAGGGGAAATACGATTACTTACTTGTCTATATTTTAACTGCTCAGAACCAACATAATGGAATGTAGTTAACTCCGCATAATATTTTACTTCTCCAGAATCATCAAAAGTCCCATAATTCCATGTAATTATTGCTTTTACTGATTTCATATTAAATGTAATCATTTTTGTGAAGTCTGGAATATTGCTTAACCTCATATCCCATGTGAAATTTTTAGCAGAAAAACCAGAATCCCAATATACTGTCTCTCCATTTAAAAGACTAATTTTTTCATCATCAATATAAACCAATTCTGATTCATCAATATTAGAATCGCCTTCTACTAAAACATAATGTGCAGACAGTCTGACACTACCTTCTTCTGCAATATTATCTGCTCTAAATGCTAAGAACATGTCTGGCTTTAAATAATCACACAGTACTTCAATAAAACCAGTATCAATCTCCATACCATGAACTGTTTCGCCAGTTGCACGAAGATAAAATGTATTATCATCCACCAAACCTGTCACTCTTGTTATCATAGAGTCGCCAGAATATTTATAACCAGAATTATAAACAACGGTTGTTTGATTTGAAGCATAAAGGGTGACAATATATTCGTTTAGCAGCTCTCCATTTTCTTGAGAGTAATGTAATTCTGCATCAATATATGAACTTCTAATAGTTAATCCGTTTGTCACATTTGAAAAAGTAAATATTGGTGTCGCAAGACACTGAACGATAATAATATTACTCAATGGACTTTCAATATTTTCGTGATCAAACACAGATACTTGAACATTATAAGTAACACCATTTTGCAAAGTATTTGCGGGGATTGTCACATATGTTGTCATCGCATCATTTTTTTGATCATATACGATTGCATTAGTCGTGTTGTTTTTTACAATAACTCTATTTGCAAAAATCTGAGAACCGTTATATGTGAACTGCAGTATATGGTTAAGTGTTGCATCAAAAGGTACTGAGTTTAATAAAATAGGGGAGACCGCCATTTAATAATCACCGCCTTATCTGTTTGGATATATCTATAAATCATCTGGGTTTGTTTTGCCTTGTGGAAACAATACATGTACTGTTTCATTTATTGCAAATGTAAATCCAGATTTAATTTCGTAATTTGCATCATAAATTTGAACTTTATATTTACCATTTGGTAAAACTCCAATGATTCGACCACGTTTTGTTATATCAAAGTTAAATTTTGTTTCTTGAATAATAATATTAAACGCATCAATCACTTTTTGTGTTTCAGGAGACATAATCCACCTCCATATAAAAAGGAGAGGGGTCAACCTCTCCTTATCGTGTACTCATATACTGTTTGGCTAAATTAGGCAGATTCTGAATATCTCTAATAAAGCCACTTACATCTTGAACATTAGGTAATGCAATAGAATCAATATGATAAGAGTTCTGAATTGTACTAGATGGTCTAGGCACAATTGCACCACCGATTGTTTCCATAACAACTTTTTTAATATTTTCAGCAGGATTTATACCAAAATTCCAAAGATTTTTGGTAACATCTGCTGGTATTACAGAGCCGCCTTTGGCAATACGAACATACCTACCTTCATCTGGCTCAATGACAAATTCTGCACCTTTTTCATCGATATTATAAATATCAGATTTAAGATTTAAACCGCCTTTGGCTTTTTTCTTTTTCTTATCATCAGTTTTAATAACCTGAGACCCATCAGTGCCACCAGAATATCCGTTTTGATTACGAATACTTTCAGCTTGACTGTGAGCTGCTGCCATGCCAGCTGTATCACCTTTAGCTTTTGCATCATTATATGCCTTTTGTGCAGCTTTAATTCCGTCAGAGTCTGACTGAGAGATTGTTGTAGAAACGCCGTTGCTACCATTAACGGTAACAGAGCCGCCTCCGCCACCGCCACCACTGCTAGGTCGACCGCCATTTCCACTACCACCAGATGATCCAGAACCACTAACGCTGATATTGACATTCATTCCTTCTTGGAATTCACTTTTTAATCCATTTGTAGCATCTGTTAATTCTCCAGTAGCATCTGTGTTGTCTTCAAGATTATCACTATTACCATGGATAGCATCTGTGTTTCCAGTTAAATTGGTTGAGTTTTTGTCTATATTTTTACTAGATTCTCTTAACTCTCTAACTTGTTCTTCGGTATACGCATTCGCTTCTTGTTTAGTAATAGTTTTACCAGTGTTGGGGTCAGTGTATTTTATTGTTGTCCAATAAGTTTCCCCACTATCACTATAACCATCGCTGACTACTTGCTTATTCCACCCAGACAAGTCTTCCCCTTTAGAAGATACTGATTTTTTAGTTCCATCAGGGTCGTAATGACCTCCACCAGATAATTGAACAAGTTTTTTCGCTTCTTCTGCTGTTAGTACACCACTATCAATAAGTTTTTGTACCTCTTTTTGGTTTGAAGCATCTAGACCCCAAATAGATTTTGTTGTACCAATAATACCAGCTACAGGGGCTCCACCATAAGCATCACTACGACTGTTTTCGTGGAATACAGTGCTATATCCATCAGCACCAATTCTATTGTAATCCTTGCCATCAACTAAAGGTCTTAATGTGCCATCCAGATATTGTGCTCGTACAGCATCAGCCAATTCATGAAGGCGATCCATTAGTTCTGTATTGCCTTGTGCTTTTGCTGTATTCCAAGCTGCTTGTAGTTGTTTAACATAAGCCTGATCTTCAGGAGACATCATACTGTCATTGAAGTTTTCTAGTGTTCCAGAGACTATGCCTTCTATAATCTCTTCTTGCTCTAGAATAGGTACTTCAAAATTACTAATTGCGTACGCCAAATCATCTAAAGCGTAAATCATATTACCAATTTTAACAGTATTTTCATCAACGCTGACGCTATTGCCATCTAAAGAATCAATATTTTCAAATATTGAACCAAGCTGATCAGATGTTAAAGTATTGTTTTCGCCAATTGCTTTGGCAAGATACTCATCACCAATAATACTGCGGATTACAGTATCGATATGTTTCTCTGCAGTATCAATAATGTCTTGAGTTTTTTTGCTATTGTTATATAATGCACCAGTTAATTCAACTGTTTCAGTTTTAAATGCTGTGCCCCATAAATTATCTGAAGGAGGAGTAGTATATTTATTATCAATTTTTGTGCTAGTAAACTTACCGTTTTCATCTTTCGCATCAATACGATAAGTGCCACCTTTAGTATAAATATAGTCTCCTACCTGGGCTTGAGAGGGTGCTTTGCCATCTCGCTGAACATACCAATGTTTTCTTGTTGTTTGTCCGCTTTGACCAGCATGTAGTGCTGCATCATCCATAGCAATGTACATCTGCATCATTGCTTGGAATAATTTCATTGTTTGCTGATAACTCTCATTAGTCTTCTTGTTTAACTCTTCTGTTAAATCAAAAATATCTTGTTGGATATCAAAATAATTATCTTTGAAATCTTTATAAACATCGATACGGTCATTTAAGATATCAGATTCCCAATCTGCGCCTAAAAGTTGTTCTGCAATTAAGGCATTTTGATATTTTTCAAATAACTCAGGAATTTCAGACCATTTTTCCTGTAATTTCTCTAATGCTTCTTTTTGCTCTTCAAGTTTAGAAATAGTTTCTTCATATCTTAAATCAGATAAAGCCTCTTCTGCTTCACGAATTGCGTCCTCATCAGCCTCATAAATAAAGCCTAAACCTTTTCTCAATACTCTACGAGTCTTTTGAGAATTAGCTTTATCCAATGCGGCTTGGGCTTTTTGCAGGTCTAACGCTTCTCTGCGTTCTTCGTTAGCTTTGTTTAAAGCATCAATTTCTTCATCAATTTTTTTCGCTCTTTCATCAAGCAAATCATTGATTGCAGATAAAACAGAATCTTGATCTTCTTGCTCAAGTTCTTTGATTTCGATTTCTTTTTCAATACGAGCTTCATAATAAGACATGTATGCCTTCATTAGCGCTTTGATTTCATCTTTTTTGCCTTCAAAATCATCTTTTGCAAGTTGTCCAAGACGTTTTAGTGAACGAATCATTAAATCCTCATAATGAGCAATAGAGTCGCCCATAGTAGATTCGCTATCATTTAAAAGATCAATTAATATTTCAATATCATCAATTGTTGAATCAAAGTGTTTTTTCTCCAACTCTTCTATGGATTTCTTTGTTTCAAGAATAGAGTAGGAGAGCTCCGTCCATTGTTCGGCAGAATCTTTATTAGCATCATTTAATTCATAAGTTTCATCAATGATTTTTTCATACTTTTTAATCTGATCCTCAGACAAAGTATTTAAACGCTCAATGTTATTGATTTTTAGATGGTCTGTTTTTGGGTCATATGTAACATTAAATCCGCCAGCTCGCAATTCAGCAACTTTATTTGCAATTTCCTTGTCTCTTGCATTATTTAATGCGTCTAGGGCATCTTTTTGCTCTTGATATAAACCAATCAGCTTGTCTTGTAACGCTATTTGCTCTGAAATATCGTCTGTATGCTCATATGCCTGATTTAGGTGTGTAATTTTTAATTCAACATCTTCTACAGCGTCAGATAAATCTTTAAATTTATCAATATCTGCTTGATAAGGATCTGAAGACGAACCGCCTCCAGATTTACCACCGCCAACAGGAGCAGCATAATCTACCTTTGTTACAGCATTATTAATAGCACTACTAATATTTTGTGCTAAATAATCCACAGTAGACATTCCAGACCTTTCTGCTTGTCTGGCAACTTTTCTTTGATTTGCTTTGCTAACAAGTTCTGCAGCAACACCAGCATTTACAGCAAGAGTTTTTAGTGCAGTTATTTGTTGGCTAAAATCTAAGCCTTGATTATTGGTTTGAATCATCTGAATCTGTAATTGATATAACATATCTCTTGTTACACCAATCGCAGAATTTTCTTGAGCAAATTTTACAATTGATTCATCTGTTATTTTTGTTAGGTCTTGTGATGCTAACCATGCACTAGCTTTTGCTTGTGCTAAAGCATAATTCGCAACTTCAACGGCGTTTAATGCACCTTCTTGTTCTAACCAAGCAACTGTTGCATCATAATTATCTTCTGTGATATTTTTTAATGCTTCTGAATCATAAAAATATGCTGTGGCAAGATCATTAAATGCTTGTTGACATTTATTTATATCATTAGGAGAATTTGATATTACTTTTAAGAAATTATCATACTCTTTTGTGTAGCCTTTAAATTTTTCCGCAAATCCAGCATCAATTAAAGAGTTATAATCAAAACCTTCTCCATCTGCAACATCTTTGTAAATAGCATGGAATGCTTTTAATTCATCAGATGCTGTGCTTAGATTTTTGATATCTCCTTCAACGCTAATTTCAATAGGGCTGCTTTCAATATCATCTTTTAACTCATAATAGTTTTCGTGTAGATTATGAGTTTCATTAGCTACAGACTCTGCGTCAATAATAGCATTTTCGCCTTCAAATACCGCACCAATTTGTAAGTTTCTATAATCATCAGCGCCGTTTAATACTTCATTAGCATAATTCTCTAATTCTTCTGGTGTTAAAACGCCAACATAATTACCATTTTTATCAACAATGATAGGTGTGAAGTTAATTGCTTTTGTTCCATCTTTATTGCTATATGTAGATGTATATACAGTAGCAGATCCTTCTCCGGCATCTGTCCAACCTTTTTTAGCCAATTCTTTAGCATCAATAACAGGTCGATTTGTTAAGTCAACATTTCCGCCTTGACCAATTTGTGATAATCTTTCTTCAATTGCAGCGGTAGAATCACCCAATGCTGCATCATAAGACACAATAGATTTATCTAAAGTATCCATGCCAGATTCATAAATTGCCTGAAGTTCTTTTAATACTCTTTCATACGCAGTTCCTTCAAAAGCCCCGCTTTCAAGGGCGTTTGTTACCATTTCGTAAGAACTAGCATATTTAGTATATTGTTGAATTGCACTATCACGATAAGAACCCATTGAAGCCATATAATCAGCTTCTTGTTGTACCAATTTAATATATTCAGAACTATTTTTATCTGTGTCAGCAATTTGTTTACGAAGATCATTCAAATATTGAATATCATTTTTTGCGGTTTGTGCAATGCCTTCAATATTACTTTTAGCAGTATCTGCGTCACCGCCATAAACTAAATCACCGTCTGAAAGAGCATCGCCAACACCAAATAATTGGCTTAACACAAGTCTCTGCTGTTCAATTTTTAGTAAGCGCTCTTGATAATCAAGTTGACGTTCTAAATATCCAAGATGTTTATTTTCAGCACTTGTACGATTTGATTTTCCATTTAATTCATCGTACTCATTTTTCAGTGATTCTACTTTTCCAGTTAATTCATCTACAATTTCTTGCTGTTCTTCTGCTGTGATATTAACTTTATCAAAGATGTAAATTGCACCTTCAATAGCAAGAGACGCTGCAAGCATAACACCCATATTTCCGGCAGCCTTTAAAATATTCTTTCCGAAATTTTTCAGCGTTACATTGGCACCATTAACAGAATTCATTAATTTTGAATCTGATAACGACTTACGATTTGTTGATGTTAAATATTTTTCAATTGATTTAGATGCGTCCCCAAACTCTGAGGCAATCTTAGATGGATCTTCGCCACCAAGATATCTTGTAATAATACCATTTGCAACATCTTTGCTAATTGTTGTTTTTCCACCAGTGAAAAAGCCTTTTAGGTCTTTTACCGAACAATTGACTTTTATATTATTGTCAAGATATAATATAAAATAGAGAGTAGGTGGAATTATGAAAAAAGATATATTTTTAAATACACAAATTTGCACCGTATGCGGATGCATATCCGAAGGGGCTGGCGACAGGCAATGTTATTATTGCAATGGCAAAACAGCCGTGTTAGAAGGAATTAATTTCTGGAATTTTGATGGTCATCGTGGAGATCTTGTTTTAACAACACAAGAAGATAGAGATAAAATTAGATTAAATTTCCAGCCAAAAGAAATGTATGACCAAAGGGCATGGTTATGTCGTGAACACTATGAAGAATCTTGGCATAAGTTTGGAATTCCAGATGATATTTGGGGTACAAAATATCAAAATATAATAACCGAATATAATCCAGATGTAATTCCTGCTCAATGTCCTCATTGCACCAGCTACTTCACAACAAAAATATCAACTGGTAGTAAACTATTCTCTGTTGGCTTATTTGGTCTTGCATCAAATAAAGTAGGGAAACAATGGTATTGCCACACTTGTAAAACTTATTTCTAAGGTGATGACCAATGAAATTGAATCAGAATATAGCAAATTTAATCTATGAATATGTTTCGCAAAGTTAAAGAATTTTTTAATAATATAACAGAAAAACAACAAAATATTATTTGTGGTGTTTCTGGTGTTATATTTGCCTTAATTATGGCAAAACTTTGTGAGATTATAGGTATTTGGATGTCTGAAATTTTCTTTTTATAAAATAGTGCAGGGGAGCAATCCTCTGCTTTTGCTTTTCTTGACAATTTGTAGAAGCAAACTACAATTATTTTTTTTATCAATTCTATACTACTTCTGTGATCGGATTCACTTGCTTAATTAGGCGAGTATAGAACCATACACATCAAAAATAAAAATCTATGTATGGCAGTCCCGACTGTACCTCATACTCTTTCGAGCAAACTCCCATGCAGTCTGTGTGCCTTCCCGTTTAACATATTTTCCGACATGTTACAACTACAAAAATGCAGAAGGGGCTTGGTGGCGGACTAGCGTATTATTCCAGCTTTTAGCATTATTTTTTAGCATGAGCCAAACACTTTGCTTTTTTCTGTGTTTCCACGACATTCACACTTACCCGTTAAGATTATGTTGTAGTGAAAGTGTTGTTAACGCCTCCCCGCAGTTTGAGAGTTAATACGACATGGAGTTACCCCCATGAAGGGCATATACGATTGTAATACCAATACCTTTATAGGCTAGGAAAGAACCAGCAGCGGCAGACATTACTGTAGGCAATAAGCCTGCAGTTTTTACTAACGCTGTTAATAATTCTAACATTGTTGTTAATCCAGAAATAATTGTTTTAACACTATCTGAATTAACTGTTTCTGCCCAGAATTCTTCCATTGTTGCTCTTAGAATTTGGACTCTACCATTGATGGAATCTACAATTGCTTCGTTTTCACGCATAGCAGATCCTTCATCATCAGCAATAGTTTCTAAAACTTCATCAATTGTTTCCCAGTTTTGTAGTAAGGAAGCAACTGCGTTAGCTCTGTTCTTACCAGCAATTAATTCTAGTAATCCGGCACGATCAATGTCACTCATTTTCTCAAATGCTTGACCTAATCCTTTAGCAATTTCAGCTGTTGATTTAAAATCGCCAGAACTTGTTAAGATATCAAAGCCACCCAAACCATCAACATTTGTTAATGCTTTAATTTGAGCTCTCATTTTTGCAGTGGATGTAACCATACCATCTGTAGATTCACCCATCTGTTCAATTTCAGATTTAACACCACGAATACGCAGTGAGAAAATTTTCAATGCAGAACCAGTTACTTCTGTGTCCTGTAATGCTTCATTCATTGCAGTAC